TCCTCGCGTTGGTCATGGCGGCTCCGGCCGTCGCGGCGACTCCGCGAGAGCGGGCTCTGACCAAGCAAGTCCGTCAACTCAAGGCGGCCAACGCGAAGCTCACGCGGGAGCGCAACAGCGCCCGGGCGAGCCTCGCCTCCTGCCAAGGCGGTGTCCCCTCGGCCATCGCCACCATGACGCCAGAGCAATTGAGCCGCGATGTCCTGCCGGTGGCCAAGGCCCGGTTTGACGCCTACCCCGGCTCCATCGCTCTCGGATGGAGCGCCTACACCTTGGACTCGCACACGGTGAGCACGGGCTCTTACGAGTCGTGGACTTGGACCTTCGATTTCACCCGGTGGCTCTCATGAGCCGCCTCCAGGGCAAGACGATTGACCTACTCGTCCGCGTCTCACGCATGGGCGAGCGGGTGGAGTCGGCCGAGTCCACCATCACCGTGGATGACCAGGACGGCGCCATGCGGCAGGCAATCCACGCGGGCGGCGGCCGAGTTGGTCAGTCCTTCAAGATGCTCGATCAGTCCGGGTTCACGATCCACACCTCTCCCGTCTACGAGGCCATCCTTGACCGGGTGCGATCCGGCAAGTCCGATGGCGTGGCCGTGGCCTACGCCGACCGCCTCTCCCGAAACTGGCGGGCGGTCGGTCGCTTCTACGATGCCTTGGAGGAGGCCGGTGGCGAGCTCCTCATTGCCGGGATGCCCGGCGTGGACTACCGCTCGGCCGATGGGCGCCTCATCCTCGGGATGATGCACGTGGCCGGGGAGACGCTCTCGCTCACGGCCAAGGCCCGAGGCAATCGCATTGCCGATGAGGTCGTGGAGCGAGGCGTCCCCAACCGCGTCCCTTATGGCTACCGCCGTAATGCGTGGGCGGGTGAGAAAGAGCGCGAGGACTTGCACCCGAAGGCTCTCGTCCCGGACCCGAGCGCGGCGCCGGTCGTGGCGCGGGTCTTTTCGCTCCGCTCGGACGGCCACTCCTACGAGGAGATTTGCCGGACGCTCACGGGCGAAGGCATCCCTGCCCCGGGCGGTGGAGTGTGGGTGCAGTCCTCGATCCGACAAACGCTCCGCAATCGGGCCTACCTCGGAGAGGTCACGCTCGGCGGACGGGTCAAGCGGCAGGCTCATGAGCCTCTCGTCTCGCTCGCCCTCTTCAACCGCGTCCAGTCCTCGCGCAAGGTCAAGCGAACGGGGCGGATGGCGTCCGGGATCGCGGGCTCCATCCTCGTCTGCTCGGGGTGCGGCAATCCCATGCGAGTCATCGGCTCCTCCGCCGCTCCGAGCCCGGAGGACAAGCGTGGCCACGCCGGTGGCGGGCGCCGTCTCTCCTACGGGTGCCCCGGGCTCCGCTCGGGCGGGGAGTGCTCGCGCCGGGTCTACGTCACCAAGGACGTTGCCGACGATTACGTGGAGGACTTGCTCTGCGACTTACTAGAGCAGTCGGAGGGCGTGGACATCGTGGCCTCCGCGAGGGAGCTCTCCATCGCCCGCCAGGAGGCCGCCGAGGCCAAGGCCGAGGTGGAGGCTTTCCTCTCCCTGCAATCGGCCCTTGACCCGGAGGACTTCACGAGCGGCTACCGGATGAGGAAGGACCGGGCGGCCGAGGCGGAGGCTCGTGAGGAGGCTCTGCTCTCCGAGGCGGCCGAGGCGGACGGCCTGCCCACCTCGGGCTCGGCTTATGAGGCTCTCGACTTTGAGGCCCGCCGCCGAGTGGCCCGTACCGTCATTGACTCAATCGTGGTTTCCCCGCCGCTCTCGCGGGCTCGGGGCGCGGACATCACGGAGCGATTCTCGGTCCGCTTCCACGGCGCCGGGGAGGTGATGAGCACCGCGTAGCCTCCTGCCCGCCACGTGGGGGACTACCTCATAGCCCGGGTTGGTTGCCGAAAGCTCCTCGGCCACCGCCCGGGCTACGTGCTTGAGGACATCGGGTGGGAACACTCGACGGACCCTAGCCATCGCCACGCTCCGCGAGTGCCTGCCGCAGATAGAGGGCAAGGTCAAGCGCCTCCTCGTAGGCGTCCTGCAACGCATCGCGGCCGTTATGCGCCGCGAGCCGCTCCCCGTACTGCCTCACCCCGAGCCCGATTCGCCGCTCGATGTCCGCGTGAACGAGAGCGGCCACGTCCCGAACGGTCCAGTTCCACCATCCACAAGCGGAGCACTTCCACCCGCGCCCCTTGCCGCTCACCGTCTCGATGGGAGCACTCCGTCCCGAGTGGCACTTCTCGCATCGAGTCACGGGCGCCACTCCTCCCCGAGCGGTCCGCAACCGTAACGCTCTAGCACCTCGATCACCCGCCGGGCGGGCACCGAGCCCGGCCCGATATGCACGACCACTCCCTCCACGTCTCGGTCTCCGGGGCGGAGTGGATTGCCCTCCATGAGCACCCGGTCTCCAAGCCGGACGGTCTCCGGCGCCCACGCCGGAAAGGCGAGCTCGGCGCCGACTTGCACCACCACTCTCATCACCGGCGGGGCTCCTCGCCGGTCAATCGCGTAGCACCAACCAAAGGACGAACGCGGCAAACGCGAGCGATGCCACGTAGATGACGGCCCCGGCCACGTCTCACCACGCCTCGCATTGAAAGCGCGAAGCCATCACTTCCGGCAGGGCGGAGCGGCGGCCGTCCACCGCTCCGCCTCCGGCACCAACGGCACACGGGTACGGCCTCGCCTGGAGTGCCACCATCGGCTCGGCCTCGCTCAAGCGGATTGAGTAGAGCCCGTTACGACCGGCTCCCCCCGGTCCATGCCGTTGGAATCTCACACCGCTCATAGCCCTCGCGCCTCGGCTCACGCGAAGCGGCTCCACGCGGTAGCTCATACCCCGCACCGCCTCCGCGAGACCGGCCACGGCCCGAAGCCCCGCCCATCGAGCACGGCCGTGAGCCCCACCGCCACTTGCACGAACGGCGGCCACCGCTCGGCCGTCCCGAGCTCCCGGTAGTACGTCCGCCCATAGGCCCGCTGGAAGTCGCGGTCCATCTGCAAGCCGCCGAAGTAGGGAGCGCCCGGGTCGCTCCACGCTCCCTCAAAGCGGTGGATGCAGAGCAGCGCCCGCACCTCCCCGCTTGAGCCCGGCATCCGCACTCGCTCGCGGAGGCTTGCCCGGATTGCTCGGAGGGCATGATGCAGACGGCGCCCGCGCCGGGCCTGGGTGGCGAGCTCGGCGCGGGCCTCTCCAAGCTCGGTCTCCAAGTCCTCGGCGTAGAGCCCCCACTCCTCGGCGGTACGTCCGTGCCACGTCCCGGGCGGGTCCTCCCCCCGGGCGGTGGTCGTGACCACGAGCAGCACGAGCACAACGAGGAAGAGCGAGAGCGCGAGCAGCACGGCCACTCTTCGGTCCTTGCGGGATTCGCGCTCACGGCTCACGCTCGGAGCACCTCCGCGAGTCCCTCTAGCTCGTGGAGCTCCTCGGCCGAGAGCCCGGGGAATTCCTCGCGGAGCACTCGGCGGAGCGAGTCCGGCGGCACCTCTTGGGCGCCGACGTTCTCTAGCCACGCGATGGCTTGCCGGTGTAGGGGCGAAGGGCGCCGCCCGTTGTCCCGGGCTTTCGATCTTTCAACAGGGCTAGCCCCCTCATCTCTATGAGGGGGTAAGGGGGAGTCTTTCTCTCTCTCTTTCTCTCCCTCTCCCTCTGGGCTAGCGCCTTGATAGCGGAGTGCTAGCGGCTTGCTAGCAACAAACTGGATGAATCCAGCATCACTAAGCCGTTTGAGTTGACCCTCAAGATGTCTTGACCCAAACTTGCGCCGGACTTGCGACTGTCTTGCTCCTGCATTGGAGCGGGCATGGAGCATCCATAGACTGACCAAGAGACCGCGTTCAGAAAGGCTCAGAGCGTCCCACTCCGGGTCATTTTCAAGCCGGGTGTAGAGCTTTATCCACACCGGGTCCCGGTCTCGGTAATGCTGGAATTCCTGCCACCGAGGAATCACGAGCCACCGATCCCGCTCGGTCTTGCGGCGCCGTGTCATAGGAGCCCCACTTGGGCGGTGCTCACGCCGGACTTGAGCCGGTCGATGCACGTGGAGCAAGCCCACTCGTGCTTGAGCTCGCGGAGCGAGATGTCCGAGCCTCCGCGTCCTCCGCCTGGGCGCCGGAGACCGTGCCGCTCCCACCCGGTCACGCGCCGGTAGGTGCTCGGGGAAGCCGGGTCGAGCTCGCGCCCGCAGAAGTGGCAGTCCACCGTCATGGCGCCGCCAGGAGCGAGAGTTGGGAGAGCCGCTCGGCCGTCATCGCGCAGTAGGCGGCCGACACTTCGATGAGGACCGCCCGGCGCCCGAGTGCGCGGGCCGACCATCCGGTAGTGCCGGTTCCGGCGAAGGGATCGAGGACGATGCCGCCCTCGGGGCAACCGGCGCGGATGCACCGGGAGGCGAGCTCGGGCGGAAAGACCGCAAAGTGAGCGCCGGGGAAGGGCTTGGCCGGTATCTCCCACACGGAGCGGACGTTGCGCCCCTCGGGGTGCGGCCACCGCTCTCCATCTCGATGTTGAAGGGAGCCGGACTGGCCGAGCACGGTGGTCTTACGGCGGCCGTCTGCTCCTCGCGGCGCCTCGCCTTCGGAACCGTCCAAGGTCTCGGCTTGCACGGTGAAGCGGGAGCGGTGGGTGCCGCCTTGCGGTCCGTTCTCCACTCCGGCCTCTTCGCGGGCTCGCCCGAGCGGTTGCTCCTCGGTGGGCGTGAGCCGCTGTTGGGCTCGGGCCACGTAGGGCTCCCGGACCGCCTCTTGGTCAAAGTGGTAGCTCGGTGCCCGCGTCAGGAGAAAGACGTACTCGTGGGCGTTCGTCGGCCGGTCCTCGGCGGACTCGGGCATGGTGTTGGGCTTGCTCCAAATCACATCGGCTCGGAGCCACCACCCGTCCGCCTGGAGGGCGAGGGCGACCCGCCAAGGGATGCCCACGAGGTCTTTTCGCTTGAGCCCGGCGGGGATGGGCACTGGCCCGGCTCGGCGCGGGGAGGTGCCGCCGGTGACCTTGCCGCTTCCGGCGTAGGTGTCTCCGAGTACGAGCCAAGCGGTGCCGTCTCGGCGGAGCACCGGGCGTAACTCGCGGAACACCTCTACAAGCGCGTAGGCGTAGGCGTCCGGGCTCGCCTCGTGCCCGAGTTGGCCGGGCACCCCGTAGTCTCGGAGCCGCCAGTAGGGCGGGGAGGTGACCACGCAATGGACGGACTCCTCCGCGAGCTCCGGGAGCACGTGGCGGCAATCTCCGTGGTAGAGCGTCACGTCCGGGTCTTGGAGGTAGGGCGCCCTCACGTGGTGAACACCTCCACGGGGATGCCTCTCCGGCGGGCCTCTTCGATGGTGTGCTCGGTGCCGGTGGAGCGGCCGTCCCAAAACGCAATCACGAGCTCGGGCTCTTGGTCCAGCAATTTGAGGTTGCGGAGCACTCCTGCCCGGCGACCGTGAAGCGGCCAGTCCGGCACCTCCGAGCGTTCGGGGATGCCGAGCGAGCGAGCGAGTCCGGCGGCCATTTGGTCCGCGCCTCGGGCTCCGCCGTGGATGATTTCGACTCCGAGCGGGAGCCGCAGGAGCCGCCGCCGGATGATTTCCGGGTAGGCCCAATCCCGCGAGCCGCATACGAGTACGAGCTTCACTCCTCCTCCTCGCGTACCGGCTCGGTGAAGTCTCTGAGCTCGCGGCCGAGGGCTTGAATCACCCACCGGGGAAGGTCCATCGAGCCGCTCCCGTTGCCGTTGCACAAGGTGAGCCAACGGGTGCCATCCGTCGCCTGAAACTCGGCGATGACGGCCCACACGGTGAGCACTCCCTCAGTCGGAGTCTCCTCATCGTCCCCGAAGGGCACGAGCTCGGCGATGGCGTCGGCGAGCGTCCGCCGGGCGTGGGCGAGCCGCTCGGAGTCTCCGCCGAGTTGGTGGGTCACGACCGCTCCCCGAGAAGCCGGAGCACGGAGTCAAGGTGCTCGCCCCGATCTACGGTTGCCCACGGTCCGATGGCGGAGGTGAGCCGCTCCTCTCGCGGCCCGCTCACGGGGTGCTCCCGGGAGGGTCCGGCCGGTTGCTCTCAATCTCGGCTACGAGCACCTCCGCCCGAGGAGGCTCTCCGGGCTCGGCGTACCACTTGGTGGCCTCTTGCGAGACCACTTGGCAGTCGTCGGCCCATACGATCCCCCGTAATGCGTCCTCAAGGGCTCGGAGTAACTTGGTGGTGTCCGGCTTTGTGGTGGGTCTCTTGGGAGCGGACGCCTTGACCTTGCCCGCGTTGCGGCCGGTGCCGAGGTGACCCTTGGGCCGGGTCAAGTAGAAGCCCACGTCTAGCCGGAGCTCCCCCGCGAGGAGTGCCCGGCCGTCCATCGCTTGGGTAGCGGCGTCGGCTACTCGTCGGCGCCATTCCTTGACGGCGGGGTTGGCCTCCCGGACAAAGCGGCGCCCGCTGTTGGTCACGCCGGGCGTCTTGGAGCCGCCGGGCTCGGGCTTGCCGCGGACCACGAAAAGGACGGCCTCGGGCATCGCTACCGCCGCCACGTGGAGGTGTTCTCCCACACCTCGGCCGCCATGAGCGAGTCCTCGCGGTAAAGGCGGCGGCTACCGTCATCGTGCTCTACGACTGCGAGCCACACTCCGAGCACGGGCCGTCCGAAGATCGGTCTCGGGTTATCCCGGCGGAGGCGGACAATCACGCCGAGGAGCCCGGCAGGCGTGAGCACTCGATCCCCGGCCTGCACCTATGGCCTCCCCCTCACCGCAGAGAGGACGAGGAGCACAACCACGGGGATGAACACGAGGAGGAAGAGGGCACGGCCCGAGGTTGGCTCCATCTCACTCCTCCACAAGCCCACGCTCGGCCACGAGGTGCTCTAGGAGGGCTCCGCGTTCGGCGTCCTCCAAGTCCCCGAGGCTCCGGCCCGGGTAGAGCGCGTGGCCCGCCTCGGCCACGTCCTCCACGGTGAAGCCCTCATGAGTGAAGCGGGCTCGGAACATGACCACCGAGAGCGGCTCCGGCTCGGACTCGGGCGGAATCGGCGCGGCCGGAGTCTCTACCGGAGCCGCCGGGGTCTCCTCGGTGGGAAGGGGAGCCTCGGGCTCGGCGGCCGGGGAGGGAGAGGCGGCCTCCCCCGGGGCTCCCGTGGGCTCGGGCTCGGGCAAGCCGAAGGGAATGTCATCCGCGTTGAGCCGCTCGATGAGAGAGGTGCCCTCCAGCCGGGTGAGGTCGGTGAAGGACTCCACCTCTCGGCCGAGGACTTGCGAGGCCCACTTGAGACGCTCGTGGCGGTCCGCGCCTCGCTCCCGAAACATGGCGTGAAGCTTCCGGCGTTGCGGCTCGGAAAGCTCCTCCGTGTCGGCGTCGGCGGCGGCCGGTGCCTCATCGGGCACGGGCACCAAGGTCGTGCTCTCGCGGCGCCGGGCTCGCCCTCGCGGGCGGGCACCTTCGGCAGCCTCGGGCTCCAGGCTGTCCGTAAGAATCTCGAGCTCCTCGGTAGCCGAGAGCCCGCCAATCGCGTCCGCGAAGATGAGCCGGGCTAGCTCGGCGGTGGCTCGGGCTAGGAGCATTTGCCGTGGGTAGAGCCGCCAATTGGCCTTGCCCGCGAGATTTGCCCGCTTCGCGTCCTCGATGCTCCACGTAACGCGAGTGACGTTGGAGGACTCGGCCCGCCGTCCGGCGACCACGGCCTTGACGGTGGATGCCTCGTCCACCCACACCTCGTGCCCGGCGGCGAAGATCAGAGAGCGCATGGCCTCGGCCGCGAGCGTCGGCCTCCCGTCGATGACCGCAATCTTGGCCAGGGCTTGCATCGGCCCGAGCCCCACCTCATCTCCGTAGAGGACGCAAGCGGCGATGGCGGCCGGGTTGTCTCGCATCCCCTTGGGCACGAATTCGGTGCCCGCGATTTGGGCGGCGAGCTCGGCGGCCGGGCGCATGAGCTCAACCCATCGGCGCCGTCCGGCCTCTAGCTCGGGAGAGCGGTAAAGCTCTAGCTCGCTCACGACTCCACCGCCCGGCGCAGGAAGAGCACTTGCCCGCCCTCAACTCGACGGCCGTAGAGGTGGTCTTGGCAGTAGAGCCACCATCCGTTGCTCCGGTGGCAGGCACCTACCGGCGGCCTGCCGCAGGCTTTCTCGCCCGTGCCCACTCGGCCGAAGCGACAACCTCGGGAGGCCGTCTCCTCCGGGGTAGCCACTCGCCAATGGGTCACCGGCTCGGGCACCCACTCGTAGCCCTCGGGCGTCACGGCATGGACCTCTAGCTCGCTCACGACGTCCGCTCCGGTCCGTGCCGCTCTTGAATCTTGCGCCCTCGGAGGTCTCGGAGGATGGAGGCCGGGGTGCTTCGGCATTGCACCGTCCACCGGCCCTCGGGGAGATGGAGGAGCCCGTAGTGGACTTGCTCGGCCATGGTCTCGCCGAAGCACCGAAGCGTCCGCACCCGGCCGTCACTCTCCCGAAAGGTCACGATGCTCTCCTCGTGCTCCACGGCGTGCACCGCGTCCTCTCTCGGGAGGTTGCCCACCGCGCCCCGCCCGTACCGGCAGGAAAGGCACCGCCGAGCCCGCCTCTCTTTTCGGCCGCCGCACTCGGGGCATACGACGCCATAGCCCGCCTGCCCGGGCTTGAGCATTGAGCCGCTCACGCCACGTCCTCCACGGCCGCTCGCGGCTCCAGCGGGTCACCGAGTGCGGCTCGGCGCCGCTCGCGGTCTCCCTGAAAGCGGGCCACCTCGGCCACGTGCAGGAAGGTGCGAAAGGTGGCGTAGGAGGCGTCCACCGGGATGAGTTGGTAGCTCCGCTCTTGGAGCCACACGGCGCCCACGCGGTCCACCTTGGGGAGCGGTAGCTCGATGCCGTCCGGGGAGACGAAAAACTCGGCGTGGGCGTAGGCCGCGAGTTGGAGCGCCGTCTCCGGGTAGATGCCGCTCCCGGTCTTGAAGTCGAGAAGCCAGGAGAGCCCATCCACGAGCCGGGCCACCGAATCGAGCGTCCCCGCGTACTCCCATTCTCGGCTCCCGATGACGGCCTCCACCAAGATGTCCTCGGGCCGCCACTCCTGCTCAAAGCGCAGGTAGGCGTCCACGTAGTCCTCTAGCTCCACTGGCGGCTCCACGGTCTCCCCGGCGGCCAGGGACTTGATGAGGTGGTGCACGGTGGTGCCGCGATCCCCGGCCGACTTGCGGGTGAGGTGCCGGGCTTTCTGGAGGGTCGTGTACCGCTCCACCGGCCCGGCCTCCGCGAGCTCATCCCAATGGTCCACCGCGTATTGGGCGGTCTCGTTCGCGGCCCAATTGATGAGGGCGGGCTTGGGGTAGCCGTCCCCGAGGAGCGTCGTGACGCCGGAAACCGGCGAGCCGTCCAACGTGTAGCGATGGCCGCTCCCGTGGTCGGTCCGCTGGAGCCCGGTGCTCAACGGGCTACCTCTAGCGGCGTCGGCTCGGGCACCTCTCGGTCCCAGAAGGCCACGCCTCGGTGGACTTGGGCGGCGGCCTCCATCACGCGGCCGAAGGTGGGCGCCGCCGGGGAGAGTCCGAGCTCGGCGGCCCATGCCTGGGCGTCTCGCAACTCGTCCAGGATTCGGCGGAGCCGCTCCTCTTCGGCAAGGGCGGCAAGGATGGCGTCGGCGTTACGTTGGAGAGCTAGTGCCCTGGGGTCCGGTCCGCGTCCCCCCATCGGTGTGGTGGCGTTCATCGTGCTCCTCCTCGTAGTCCCAAGCCCGAGCGAGGGCCGGGTAAAGACGGATGAGACGGCGCCGCATGGGCGGGTGGGGAAGCATCCGGCCGCTCTCCCAATTACTGACGGTTTGCCGGGTAACTCCGATTTCGGCGGCCATCTCGGTAGGCGTGAGATGGGCTCGCGTCCGCTCAAGTTTGAGGGCGGCGCCGAATCGTGCCCGTAGCTCGGCTAGCTCCTCCTCGGCGTCCATCGTGGCGGCGGCGGCATCTTCCTGCACGTTCGGCCCGCAACCTAGTAGGCAGGAGTTAGCCGTGCAAGGTGATAACTTGCCCTCCGCTTTCCATCCGTTTGCCCGGAGATGGAAAACCACGCAAAGACCGGAGGAATCAGAAATGCGGCAACGCAAGGCGAGCAAGACCTTGGACGGCCCGGCCATCGGCAAGCGCATCGTGAAGGCCCGAAATGAGGCGGGCGGGATGAGCGGGCGCGAGCTCGCGGAGTACCTAGACGTTTCCGAGCGAAGCGTCCGCGACTACGAGAGCGGCGCCACGATTCCGTGGAAGCACTTTGGGCGCCTGGAGCAACTCTCGGGCCACGCCATGGAGTGGTTTCTCTACGGACGCGAGCCGCGAGACCCGGCGGCCGAACGGCACGAGGAGCTCATGGCCACGCTCAAGTCCATGGACCGGCGGATGGGGGAGCGAGACCGGCGCCTCACCCGCGAGCTAAAGACGCTCGCCGGTGCCGTGCGAGACGCGGGCATTGACGCTAGGCGGGCGACTCATCGAAGTCCTCGGGGATGATGTCCGCCCGGAGGCGGCGGAGGTGTTCGTCTCCCTCCACGATCCGGTCGCGGAGTTGGTGGAGGCCATCGAGCACGTCCCCCACCTCGGCTATCCACCGCTCCACCATGGCTAACTCACCGCTCCAGCCGCCACCGGCCCGAGCCATGGCCTCCGCCAGGAGCGTGGCTAGCCGCTGGAGCTCGTGCTCCTCCACCCCATCCTCGCGGCCGTTCCGAAGCCCACGCAACTCACCCTCTTCGGGAGACCACCGGCCGCCGGAGGAGTCCCTCCGCTACCCACGCCTAAGCCTCGCCGCATCCGGGGCTTGGGCTAGGTTCTATCACCTCCTCCTAGGTGAAAGCGAGCTCACGAGATTCGGATTGGCCGGATTTTGAGCCACCGCTTATCGAAGCTCGTGACGCCTACGTCTGACTTGTACTGGAGCTTGTAGACATCACCCGCCGCCGCACCGAGCGCAAACAGGCATCGAGAAACTGACACGTCCGAGCCGCCCGCTCCGGCTGGCCCTCCCCATGATGCACCGTCCGCGTCGGCGGTAGCCGCCGCTCCTCGCTTGAGTGCGATCCACCCGCGAAACGCGCTCGCGGGTGGGAGGACACGGGCGCCGAAATCCACCTCGTAGTCTCCCGCACGAGGGAGTGTGAATTGAGGGCCAACGGTCCCGAGGTCTCCGTAGGCTCCTGCACCGATGTTTTGGCTCGGTCCTACCTCGGAAGAGGCAGCAGCGCCACCGGCGAATTCCCACTTGAAGGCGGAGGCCGAGCCCGCGTTGTAGCGGAATCGCCAAATCACTCCGGCCGGATCGTTGGCGATGAGGTCCACCACGTCTCCATCCGTGAGCCCGGTGAGGGCCGCGAAGGCGGCCGGGGTGAGCCGCCCTCGATAGCGTGAGGTGCCCGCGATCCCGAAGAGGACGGTCTCCACGTCGGTGGCGAGCTCGGACATATCGGTGGGGACATCGGCGGGGTCCGTCGCGTCCGGGTAGCGCAAGGCGTATCTCGGAGTTACTCCCATCGTTTCCCTCCTCGGGATTGGTGATGAGAGCGGCTCATCCGATTAGCAGGACGTAGCCCGCGACAACGCCGACAACGGGGGCTCCAGCGGAGTCAAACCACTGGAGGACCACTTGGGCGGCTGTTAGCTGATGCACCAACACCGTCCGGGCACCGCCGGAGGTGGTCATGGCCGGGATGGCCACGGTAGGCACGACGCCGAGCGGGTGGGCGGTGGTCGTGCGCCCGGCACCATCGGCGGCGACCGGCCCGATGGCTGTCCACCACGCTCGGCCCGAGATTGCCGCCCGGAGGAAGCCTGCCGAGTCGATGCCGTCGAGAGTGTCGGCGTTCGGGGCTTGATTTTGCGGGACCCACGCTCCTAGCGTGGCGTTCCACACGGGCACTTGGTTGTTGCTCGTTCCGGCCGGGATCGTGGTGGGCCTCATCCCCGAGGCCGAGCCGATGGCGAGCGTGATGGAGTTGCCCATGAGGCACCACGCTCCCTCGCCGATGACCGGCACGTAGTTGGCGAGGCCGGGGATGACAACGCGAGACCCGGACACCTCTACCTCCACGTGCTTGGCGTCCGGGATCGCGGTGACCTTGCCTACGAGGAGCTTGACTCCAGAGCCCTCGGAGAGGAGACGGCGGAGCACAAGCGGAAGCCCTCGCGTCTCGGGTGGACCGCCGCCGGGCTCCCCGCCGATTTCCGGGACGGCGCGGGCGTCGAGCTCGGAGGTGCTCACGCTCACGCTGCTACCTCCGCTCCGGCGAGCTCATGCCATGCCTCGGCGTCCATGAAGGTGCGGAGCCTGGGCGCCTCCAGGGTGCCGAGCGCGGACCACACGGAGCGGCTCACAAACGTGCCGGGCTCCGTGGCGTTGAGCGGCACGTGGTGGGACTGGATTAGGTGAAGTTCGGAGCGGCCATCGGGAAAGACGAGACTCACGGTGTCCCCGGCCACAAGCAGCGGATTGGGCACCGAAGCGACCGCGACTTGGCGACCGAGCCCGAGTTGGTTGTTGAGCAGGGCGGTGGCGGTAGCGTCGGCCTGGGCTTGCGTTTGCACGGCCGAGGAGGTCTCCAGCCGGGCCACCTTGCCGAAGGGTCCTCCCCAATAGGTCTTGCTCGCCGGGTTGTTGTCCACCACGAGCGAGGAGACCGGCGCCGCCTCCGAGCTCGGCTGGCCTTGCACGAGCACTCCGTTGTAGACGTTCGTGCGGTCCAAGGACTCGGCGGCCGAGACCATGACGCCGGTGGCTCCGGCGTCAATCGTCCACACCGGCACGGCGGCCAACGTCGGGAGCGGCTCAATACGGAAATTGCCGTCCATATCGAAGTGGGCCGAGGCGCCCATGGCCTGGGCCAAGTCGGCCACCGCGTCCGCCCGGTTGCCGGTGTAAACCACATCCACGAGCGTGGGCTCCGTGAGCGGGTCAACGGTGGAGGTGTAGGTGATGGCGCCGCCGAATACCTCGGTCACCAAGGCGATGGCGGCGGCCGAGGGCTTGCGCCCGGAGGCGGCCCACGGTGCGAGCAGTGGCTCATCCGAGACTTGCTGCATCCGGTCCGCGAGCTCAAGCGTGGCGGTGTCCTCGTGGGTTTGCCATCCCACGGACTCGACTCGGAGGTAGCCGAGCACCACGAGCTCCCGCTCTCCCGAGGCGTAGCGGATGCCTCGCTTGACCTTGACGTAGGAGCCGAAGGGCAGGCTCCGCACGTCGATGTCCAAGGTCATAGGGATGGCGATGGAGGCCGTCCGCCGGACGCGGGCGGTGCGGTCTACCTCAAGCCCGCCGGACTCCACCGGCAGGGTGAGCGGTGCTAGCCCCGGTTGGAAGAGCTCGCACTCCACGGCCACCGTGTGGGAGGTGCGAAGCGATGCCAAAAACCGGTCCGAGGCGGTGAGCACGGCTCACACGTCCCTCGGCGGCCACGGCGCCACGGCGCCCGAGGTCCCGGCGGCGTAGTCGTAGAGCACTTGGTCATAGGTGCCCGCCGCCTTGACCGCCGGATAGGTGCCGTACTTGGTGAGGAGCGTGGCGTAGGTGAGCGGTGGGCGCGGCTTGTAGACCCTCGGGTCCGGCCGGTCAATCTGGACGGCTTGACAGGAGAAGCGCCGCTCGGGCCGGGTCGCCACCCGGCTCACCCGAGCGATACTCCACCCGGTCATGATGAGGTACATGTTGCCCGGGCCTTGCTCGGGGAGAGTGCGGAGGAGCACGGGCACTCCGTTGCCGAGAGCGTCCCGAGCCTTGATGCCGGAGTCGCCATCGAGCGTGACAAAGACGAGCTCGGCGTTGGGCGTCCACGCCAAGTCCGCCGTCACCACCGGGCTCCGCCGCTCAAGGACTCGGTGCAGTCCGAGCGGTTGCTCATAGGCCATCGGGTCAAGTTTCTCGACGGTCACGGGTTGCGAGTTGAGCGGCCGGGTGAGGTCGGTGAGCCACGGATCGAGGCTCGGCGGAGTGACGGTGATGGGCACCGCCGAGGCCGAGGCCGCTTGCGAGCCGTCCGCCTTGTAGACGGTGGCCGTGTAGGTCATCGGCACTCCAAAGGGCACCTCAAAGTCCCGGAGCACCACCGTGGTGGGCGCGGACGCAATCACCATCGCGTAGCCCTGCCGGACGTAGGCCACCGTCCCCGAGGGACCGACGCGGGAGATGTCCAACCGCTCGGTCCCGGCGGGGACACCCACGGTGACCTTGACCGCCTGCACCGGCGTCTCGATGGCGAGCGCGATGGTGGGGACCGGAAGCGCGAGAGGTGCGGGCTCGGCCGCCATCACGCGACTCCGTTGCTCGCCGCGAGCAGGACGCGAGCGGTGGCATCCCCGGCTCGGCGCACCTCGGTGCGGACGATGCCCTTGAGCTCGGTCTCACCGATGAACACCCGCACCTCAAGGTTGGGCTCGGCCGCCGCCTCGGGTTGCATCGCGGTCATGAGTTGCCGGAGGTTGTAGAGCGGCGGCGGTGCTCCGGCCAGGGCTCCCGTCCCGGAGCTCGCGCCCGCCCGCAGTCCGGCCGCCGGAGCGAGGGCTTGCATCGGTCCCGGCGCCCATGCCGCCGCCACCTCGGGGGTCGCGCTCTTGAAGATGCCGGAGACCTTTCCCACCGCTCCGCCAAGCCTGCCGCCAATGCCTTTGATGGCCGCTTTGATGGCGTCCTTGATGAGCTTGCCGAGCCCGGCAAGCCCGGCCACGATGGCGTCCCGAATCCACGTTCCCACCTCGGTGAACCACTTGACGATGGTGGCCTTGTTATCCACGAGGAATTGCCGGGCCTTGTCCATCCATCCCCACACCCCGAGTGCGAGCCCGGCCATGCCGTCCACGATGGCGTCCTTGATCCAGCCGCCCACGCTCGCGCCCCACGCCTTGACGGTGGCGATGCCTTGAGCGAAACGGTCCCCGATCTTGGCCACGACGGCCCACACCCCGGAGGCAATGCCGGTGGCGGCGTTGACCACCGCGTCCTTGATCCAGCCGCCGACCTTGGCGCCCCACTCCACGATGGCCGATGCCTTGCGGGCGATGGTCTCGCCTATCCGCTCAAGGACGGCCCATACGGCCGTGGCCACGCCGGTGAGGGCGTCTACCACTCCGTCCTTGATCGCCTGCCCCACCGCTCGGGCGGCTCCGGTCACCTTGTCCACGGCGCCGGTCAGTACGCCGAGCACGGCCTTGATGCCGTCCGCGATGGCGCCCTTGATGTCATCCCAATGCTTGACGATTCCCACGAGGATGAGCCCGAACGGGCCGAGGATGATGCCCGCCACGACGTACTGCCAATTGGCCTTGAAAAAGTCGAGTACCCATTTCGCGCCGTCCACGATGGCGCCAAAAAGCTTGTCGATGATTTCGCGGAAGGTCTCCGATTTCTTATAAGCGATGACCATGCCGACCGCGATAGCGGCGAGCGCCACGGGCACGAGGAGGAGCGGGGCAAAGCTCGCGTCCAAGAGCCATTGCACGGCCGTCCATGCGGCGGTGGCGGCCTTCACCACGGCCGCTCCGGCGGCATACGCCTTCATCCCGATATTGACCGCGACGATTGCCCCGGCCAAAGCGGTGAAGGCAATTACGAGGGCGCCGGTCGCACCCTGGTGCTTAGTGATGAGCTCGAAAAATCGGAGCATGGCGGCGTTGAGCCGCTTCTGAGCGGGCAGGAGTTTCGTGCCCATAGCGGCGGCCGTGTCCTCGGTCCGGGCCGCAATGATCCGTTGCTGATTTGCCACCCCGGTGGAGGTGCGAGCGAAATCTCCCTGGGCGTCGCCGGTGTCCTTGAGGATGATGGAATAGGTGGCCGCCGCTTTCTGCTCGGCGGTGAGTTGCTTGGTAACAGCCGAGCTCGCCTTTTTCGCGGCGGCCTTCGCCTTGGAGAGTTGCTCTTGGGCGTCCTTGGCGGCGGCGGCCGTCTCCGTGTTTCGCTTCTCGGCCACGTCGAGGCGAGCCTGGGCGGCGGTGAGCCGGGCGGTGGCGGCGGCGTCATCGCGGCGAGCGGTCTTGAGCCGGGCCTGTACCGCGAGCAGGTTTTGGACGGCCACCCGCACTTGGTCTTGGGCCTTCGCGTAGGCGGCCTGGGCGGCGGTCACTCGACGGCTCGCCTTGTCCGCTTCATCGTCGGCCTGGGCCGCCGCCTTCTTCGCGGCAACCACGTCGTCCGAGCCCTCGATCCCCTTGCGCTCGGCGTCGGCCAAGTCGGAGGCAACGTCCCCCCGCTTCTCCTGGGCCTCCTGCAAGGACCGCTCCGCCTCCGCGAGCGAGAGCGCCGCCTCGCGCTTATCGAGGTCCGTGCTCTCGGAGTCGGCGGTCACCTCCGCGAGCCGTTGCCGGGCTCGCTCCACGCCGATGGAGGCTCGCTCCTCGGAGAGGGCGGCGTCCCGGGCCGAGTCCTTGAGCGCCTCTAGTTGCTCGGTCGCTCGCTTGCGGGCATCGGTGAGCGCCTCTTGCGAGGCTCGGGCGTTGTCCTGGGCGGCGCGGAGAGCTTGCTTGGCGGTGCGGAGAGTGTCCGTCGCCTTCTTTTGCCGGTCCTCGGCACTGCTCACTTGATCGGCCGCCACCTTGGCCCGAGCCTGGGCGACCGAGAGCGCCTCCGAGCTCGCCTTGGCGTTTTTCTGCGCGGCCGTCACCGCGTCGTGGGCGGCGGCCAATTGCCGCTCGGCCGCCTCGTGCGCTCGCGTCGTGGCGGCGGCGGTGGCCTGGGCGGCGGAGAGGGCGGCCATCGCAGGCTTGACGGAATCGGCGCCCTTGATGAGGCCGAGGTTGAGCGCCTCTTGCTGGATACGAGCTTGCGAGAGGAATACGCCGAAGCGGCGGAGCGGCTCGGTCTCCCCGGCGAGCCCGGAGCGGATCGCGTCCAACGTCTCCTCGGGGCTCGCGTTGTTGAAGCTCGCCATATCCGAGCCGAGTTGCACCATCCGCTTGCTCATTTGGGCCGCCTCTTTTCGGGCGAAGCCCATCGGCACGAGCATGTTTCCGAAGGTGCCCGCCGCCTCTAGCGCCTGCCGCCGGGACTGCCCCATGGCGGTAGCGGCCGTCTTGGACCACTCCACGAGCTCCTTGCCGTTGCGGCCGAACACCACGCCGGTTTTGTTCACTTGCTCGGAGAGGTCGGAGGCAGCGTCTATCGCCTTGTGGGCTCCGAGCGCCACGAGCCCGAGCCCGGCGAGGGCGGGCACGAAAGCCTTTTGGAATCCGGCGCCCACGCTCTTGAGCGGAGCGGCGAATCCGTCCCGGAAGGACTTGCCCGCCTTGTCCCCGGCGGCCTTGGAGCGCCCGGCCGCCGACTGGCCCACCTCCTGCATCCCGGAGGTGACATCGGCCCGCACCTTGTCCAAGCCTCGGCGGATGCCGGTGGGATCGAGCGATACGTCTACGTAGGCGGTGCCGACGGTCCCGGCTATGACCTACTCACCTCCCGAAGCTCGGCGGAGCCTTGCCGAGCGATGGCCGCAAGCCCGGGGAGGCGGACAACCGGCACCGGCTCGGGCTCCTGCTCGCGGGCGCCCGGCCGCTCCACCTTGAGCGGCTCGTAGGCCACCCGCCGCTTGCCCGAGTTGGCCTGCACGAAGGCCCAAAGGTGGGCGTGGACGAGCTCAAGCGTCTGCGCGGCTAGCTCTAGCTCGGGCGGCCATCGTTCGGCCACCGCCGTGAGCACGGCCGCCCATAGCTCGGGGTCCTCCTCAAGAGCGAGAAGCTCCCGAGGCGGGATGCCCGTTTGTACCGCTACCCGAGCGATTAGCTCACGCCACTCATTGGAGCCCCGGCCGTTGCTTCCGTGAGTTGCTCCACGGCCGGGTCCCGAGGGCGCCCGTTCTCTTCCACCTCCTCGTCCACTCTCGGAATCTCCCCGAGCGCCATCCGGCGGGCGTCCTCGTCGCCCTCCATCACACGGCGGGCCAAGGCCACGTCCTCGGGTGCGGCCGAGATGTCCTCCAGCGTGGTGAGCCACACGTCGAGTGGCTCCTCCACGCCGAGGGCTCGGTGGACCACCCACGCAATCTCGCGGATGGTCTCCGGCATCATCTTGCCGCCGTACTCATCGGAAAAGGCCACGAGCGTGGCGGGACGGGAGGCGTTGACCACCTCGGCTCTCCCGTCTTGGTGAATGACGGCTACCTCAAGCCTCACCTATGTCACCTCCCCTACGCCGGTACCGGCTCCGCGAGGGCGCCGAGCTCGGCCTGCTTTTCCGCCACCGTGAGGTTGGTGCCGCTCCACGTGTGGTTGAGGGACTCGGCCAGAGCATCGAGCTCGGCGTGGCTAGAGGGCATCGAGCCCGCCTCCAGCGATGCCGCCGAGAAGCCCAAGAGGTCCGAGACGATTTGCCACGGGGTGGTGGACGCGAGCACCGAAAACTCAAGCGTCGGCTTGACGGCATCGGTGCGGATTAGCTGAAAGGCCACGTCCCCCGAGAGCGAGACGCGAGGGAAGCCGAAGCGGAAGGTAGAGCCTCCGTCCTTGCCGTCAATGAGCATGGCCCGGACATCGGAAGTCCCGGCCGCCGGTGGGGTGTAGGTGAAGGGAGCCGCCGAGCCCGCGAAGGTTCCGCCTCGGAACGCGAGCAGGATGCTCTCCCGGTCCCACTCCAAAAGATCGAAAGCGATGGTCTTGGGCTCGGAGGTCACGAGCACTCGGACCGGCTCCACGGCCTGCCATGCGTTGATGTCCTCCTGCTCTCGGGAGAAGGTGAATTGCACTCCGTCCTCCGAGATGTAGCCAATGTCCGTCCAGGCGGCGGGCGGCGGTGCAAGGTCCGCCGGGAGCACCGTTCCCTCGGGCGCCACGTAGACCGAGCCGGTGCCCGCTACCACAACGTGGGTGGGTTCTAGTCCTGCCACTTTCTCCTCCTATCCAGGGCTATGGATGGCCTCGGGGAGAGCGGCTCCACGAGCTCCGGGCGCCGGGGCAACCGGCGTCCGCACGGCAACGGCCACGTCAAAGATGTAACGAGGCCGCCATGGGTCAAAGGTCTCATCCGGCAACCATTGGGATGAGCCGAAACGGACCGAGCCCACGACACCCTCGGGCCGGACTTGGCCCTCAAGCTCGGTGAGCACGGCACGGGCGGTGGCACTCAAGGTGGCGGCCGTCTTTTTCGGTCCGCCGTAGGCGTCTACTTGGAGTTGGGCGACATCGAGCACGAGCGGTTGAGAAAACGGTGGCTCGCCTCCCACGCGCTGCAAGAGGAGGAGCGGCTCCGGCCCGGCCTGGGCGGGAAACACGGTGTAAACGCGGTCCCCTACGAGGGCGGCAATCCGGGCGTTGGCCCGGAGGAAAGCGGACACCAATTGCTCCGCGTCCGGCAGGAGGTCAAGCTCGGGCCGGACGCTCATCGGCCGCCTCCGTCGTCCGCTTTGCGGCGGAGGTCGAAGCGGGCTCCAATCCAAAAGCCCACGAGGAGCCCCACGAGGAAAGCCGCCGGAGCCGCCGCCAATGCCGCCCCGAGTGAGTCCGCGAGAATCACTTGGGCACGTACCTCAGAGAGAGCCGCTCCACGGCTTTCTGGATGGGCCGATAGGGCGGATTGAAGCGGGTGCCGTATTCCAGGAAGTGCCAAAACGGGGAGTGCACTTCCACGACGGACTTAGGATGGATGCCGTCCTTGGCCTTGGGGTCCATAGTCACCCGAGTGAGCCGCTTGGCCTCTCCGTGGTGCACCGGAATCTCCTGGGGGACGCCTTGGGCGATGGCCCGAGCGGCCACCGGGAGTTGCGGTTGCGCCGCCCGCTCCACCACGAGCGCCGCCGCCGGGCTCTCGATGTAGGTCACGCGGGCCACTACTCGGTGCCCTCCAAGTACGCCTCCACGTGGTGCACCTCTCGCGTCCTCGGATTGCGGGCCTGCCACGCCTCGCCGGTGAGCTCAAGAGTGCGGCCGTCCTCTAGGCGGACGGCATCCCATCCCGAGGCCGGGGCATCGGCGGGCAGGAACACCCGCCACGTGGTGACTTGCACGTTGTCATTGAGCTCCTCCCGAGCCCCGATGAGTTGAAGCTCGCACGTGGTGGCCTGCTCGGTCTCCACGTTCACCGGGTCTCCGTACTCGTCCGGGTCTCCCGGCTCGCGGTGCAGGAGCGTGACCGGCCGGTTCATGAGCATGGCGATGCTCATGGCACGGGCTCCGGGTCCGGCGGTGCCTCTAGCCGGTCGTAGTCGCGTTGCCACCAATCCGGCGGCCACACGTAGGCGGTGCCGAGCGTGGAGAAGTCGAAGGCATCGGTCTCCCCGAGCCACGGCCCGAGGAGCTCCCGCTCGGCGTCGGTCAGAGCAAAGGCCGAGCCGAGCGAGTCCGGGGTGGCGAGCCTGTACGTGTAGCCGCCGATGGTCTCCGAGACCACCGGCCCGGCACCACCCGCACCGCCCGCCTCACCCGCTTGAGCGAGGCGGACGGCAATGGATAGTCCAGCGGCATTGACCGGCGGTGGGAGAGGCTCGGGCACATCATCCGGCCACATAGCCGCCTGGAGCACGAGCGTGGCGAGGGAGGCGTAGAGCGTGGCCTCCTCTTCCGTGAGATTCGGAAGGATCGCCTGCAAATCCGCCGGGTCGATGACCGGCGGCGGCAGGGAGGTGGGAACGACCGCCACTAGGCGGGCACCTCCTCCTCTCCGTCCTCGTCCTCGTCGTCCTCGTCCTGGGGCTCGCCCTCGTTCTCGAGCTCCTGCTCGGCAGGGCTCTCCTCGGGCTCGGACTCGGGGCTCTCCGATTCCTCGCTTGGGACCGGCTCTGCGCTTGGGGTTTCGCTCTGCGTCTCGCCCATGGCTAGGCCGTCCAATCCGCAAACTCAAAAGGCGCCTCGGGACCGCTCACGCCGAGCGGCTGTCCGATGGCCACGCCAACTCGCATGTAGCAGCGCATGGCCGTGAGGTCCTCTTGGAAGGCGTTGGCGATGATGGCGCCGGTGTTGTCCTGGAGGATGGCGTCCTCGGAGAGGTCGAAGGTGATGTCCTCGCGGACTCCCACAAGCAACATCTCCCAATCGCCCACGAGGGCGTCTCCGGCGGTGTCATCCCAATGCCGCATGGTCACGACCGGCCACCCGTAGATGGACGGTGCGGGCGCCTCCGAGGGCGGCGCCATGATGTCTCGGTAGGCGGCACGGAGAGCCGTGCCGATGGCGGACCCGGCGGCGATGCCGTCCGGCGTTCCGCCCGTTGCCTCAATGGAGGCGGCGGCGGCGTCGATGGCCTCCAGGGCCGTGGCGCCGCTCTGAGCGGCTCCGGCGAGAGCCTTGATTCCGCCCACCGGGAATCCGGCCGGAGCACCCGTGCCGAATACCACGGCCTGGTCCAAAGCGTCCGCGATGGCACCGGCCACGATGGGACGCACTTGCTCCCAAATCGGATAGCCCGCGTCATTGATGAAGGCGTTAGGGATGGCGAGCACGCAAGCCAACTCCTCGGCCGTCACTTGCTGAGCGGTCCACTCGATCTTGGTGGCGGGCTTTCGTCCGCCGTAGCGGGGATTGACGAAACCGGCTTGCGGGAGGAAGGACACCACCGGGATGCTCATGAGCCCGGACGGCATCACTAGGTTGCGGCCGAGGGAGAGCACGACGCTCCGCTCCTGGGCCTGCACCAACATCTCCCGAGCCATCGTGCGGGGGATGAGGTTCTCGTAAACAGTGGCCAACGCTCGGACCTCCTCAAGTTCGGAGTGGTCCGGCGTTGCACCCGTCGCGGCCGGGTATCGGGCTCGGTGGGAGTGGCGTCCACGCCACAAGCCACGGCCACCGCCGAGGATACTCCTAGGCGGCGGCCGTCGCCAACTACCGAGCCCGGGTCAACGCTTCGCGGCCGAGCGGAGCCAATCGTCCGGGCTCTCCTCGGAGCGAGACGGAGTGCCCGAGCGTGGCCCTTGGCTCACGAGCTCGCGCCGCCGCTCGCCACCGCTCCCGTTGCCCGAGCCGAGGTAGGACTTGCTCTCCAAAAGCTTGGAGAGCGCCTCGTCTATCTCCGCGTCCGAGGCGTCCGCGTTGAGCTCGGAGCCGAGGTGGAGGACGGCATCCTCGGGGTCCGCGAGCCGTCCGGCCGCCCGCAGGCGGAGCCGGTTGTGGAGCCGCTCGGTGGCGTATTCGGCCGTGAGCCGCTCGCGTTCGGTCTCCACCGCCTCGCGGATCGCTTTCTCGGCCTCGGACTCGGACTCCTGCCGTCGCCGCTCGGCCTCCTCGCGTAGCTCATCCGCGACTTTCTGAGCGGCCCGAAGCTCGCGCCGGGACTTGACGGCCTCGGCCTTGAGTTGGTCAAACCGCTCTTGGGTGAGCTCCTCCTCGCCACCCGTCTCGGGCGTCTCAGTGGTCTCCTCCGTGCCGGTGTCGAGCTCGGTTTGCTGTTCGCTCACTCCTCCTCCTCGGGCTTGCCGCCCTCGTAGGGCCGGTCACTCCCGAGATGCTCGGTTGTCCCCGGCTCGGCCGTCTGGTCCCCATCACCCGACTTGGGCTTGGGCTTGCTCGGTGTCTTGGCCTCCTCCGCCATGCGTCACCTCCTCCTAGCTCTCAAAGACCGGCGCCACTCCACACTGGTCTCGCTCGTGGAACGGCACCGAGTCCGCTTGGTGGTATCTCCCGCTTTGGCCGCTACTGCCCTCCGCGCCCGCCACGCTCCGGCACCACTCGCATGGGCTTGAGCTCAGGACCTTGCGCCATCCCTTGATCTTGCGCCCGGAAGCTCGGGCCGCCTCTTGGAGCCCGCCCCGCTCGGCCACTTGGAGGTCATTGCTCCCTAGCTCCTCGGCGTAGGAGGCGGCCTCCCGCTTGGCCTCGGTTACGTCCACTCCCTCCCCGAGACGCTTCCACATTCGGAGGACCGGGGAGCGGGCCACGGGTGAGGTCTCGTCCACGAGCACACCGGCAAGCGCCCGCTCGGCGGTGGGCGCCGCCTTGCCGGGAGCTCGCGGGGCGAGCCTGCCCACGTAAGCCATGCCGAGCGTGGCCGCCTTGTGCTGGCCGCCCGCCACGACGCGGGCCGCCGCCGGAGCGTAGGCATCCATGGCCGCCTGCTCGCCGGGCTCGGGCAGGGCACCGATGAGAGCCGCGAGCCGTCGTGCCGTCTCGGCCGCGAGTCGCTCTTGGGCGGTGCGGTGGAGGGTGTCCGTCCGGCTCACGGGTTAGGCACCGATGGCGTGGGCGGCGGCGGGAGAGCGGCCCGGGCTAGCTCCTCGGCGGCGGCCTCAATCGTCCACTCGGCTAGCTGTTGCGGGCTCGCGCCGATGTACTGCCACAAGGCCCGTTGCGGGACTCCGATGGCCTGGAGCTTGACGGCGGCATCCGCGACTTGAGCCGGGTTCCGCATCTCGGCGTCCTGCCATACCACCTCTAGCTCGCCGGGCTCGGCCTCGCCGGAGAGGCGGAGGCACAAGGCCACCGTTTGCTCCCACGACTCCCCGAAGCGGCGTTGCCGTTGCTCCACCTTGGCCACGAGCCCGGACTCCGAGGCCACGAGGCTCTCGGCCGAGGGCGGGTTGGCGAGATTCTGTTGGAGGAGGTAGTGGCTCGGGACTCGGGAGATGGCCGCGAGGGCGGCAATCTCGGCGTCTATCGCCTCGATGTACTGGCGGAGGTCGGACGCCTCAAAGGTGCCGAAGCGGCCGTCCGCGTTGGTGTTCACCCATAGCCGGTCAACGGCGGACTTGAAGGGCTCGGTTGGCTGGCCGGTCTCGGGGTCCTTCGGCACCTTGAGCCCGGTCGCCCACTTCTGCTTGAAGGCGGCCACGTCCGAGGTGAGCATTTTGTCCAGGGTTAGCTTGTCGATTCGGCGGAGGATGGGGATGCAGTCCTCAAGCTCGGAGACGCCACCGCCGAGCACGGTCGCCCGGTTCTCGAAGGGCACGACCGGCACCGCTCCGAGCGGGTTGTCCTCGCTCCACTCGTCGGCGGGCTCCCACGTCACCTCCTCCCACTCGTCGTCCTTGAGGTCCACCGGAAAGCGGCGGGTGCCGTTGCGGTGCCGCTCGGGGAGGACCGTCTCCCACCGATAGGTGGCCTCCGGCCGGTAGAGCTCGACGACCCACGTCACTCCGGCCCAATCCTCGGGGTAGAGCTTGAGAGCGGCGGACACGGTGCGCCGGTCGCCGGGGAGTGGCTCGTGGGTCACCTCAAAGGTGGACTCGACGGCCGCGATTCCGTCCGAGCTCACCGAGACGTAGCCCACGCCGGTGATGAGCGCCTCGGTGTAGACGAGCCACTCATCGGCGTTGAGCGTGGAGGCGTTGAAGGCGTCCCATGCGGCGTCCGAGGTGGCCACGCCATCGGCGGCGTTGAAGCCCTGCACGTGGAGCCGCTCGGCGATGGTGTCCACCACGAGCCGAGCCCATGGCGTCCGGGCAAGCTCTAGCAGGAGCTCGTAGTCGCGCCGGTACTTGCCGGTCACCTCGGGATACGGTTGGTGCCCGTGGTACCACTCCCATAGCAGGAGCGAGTGGCGCCGCTGGCGGCCGAGCTTGCGAAGGAGCCGGTCTCGCTGGACGCTTAGCTCTAGGAGGAGCTCTTCCTCGGCTGAGAGTTGCGGCTCGGCGACCGGCAAGAGTGGACTCATCGACTCTCTCCTCTCTCCTCGCGGAGGAATCCGCGCACGAGGTCAAGTAGCTCGATGAGCGCAAGGCGGAGCCGCACCTCCACCGAGAGCCTCGCGTCCGAGCCCTCGTCATTGGCCCAATCCGCCGGGCCTTGCGGATGCTCGTGCTCACTCACCGGGGAACCTCACGCGGGCGTAGCCGCGCACCTCGGACGGGTAGCGCGTTCGCTTGTAAGCGCCGCCGCCGTTCGACTGAGAGCCCGAGGTGCCGGGAGAGGTGTTGCCGCCGTAGGTCAGTGTGTTCGATCCCGAGAAGCCGCGGACCGTCTCCACGTGGACGCCATAGCCGCCGATGACCACGAGGTCTCCGGGCTTGACCTTGGAGCGGTCGGTCGTCCATCCCTTGAAGCACCCGGCGCCCTTGCGGGCGTAGTCCTCGATGCTCGCCACCGAGGCCATCCACGAGCCGAGCCCGGCCACGTTTCCGGCCTGGAGCCCGTAGAAGCACCAACACCCGCACCACGGTTGCCCGATGAGCCACGAGTCGCCATCGGCCGTGTGCACCTCGGCGGTGCGGATGCCGTCCGAGCGGTTGTCAGTGTTGGAGCCCGCCGGTTGCTCGGTGTAGCCCACCCGCTTCTCGTGATGGTCCATCACCGCGTCCCGGCCACCGCCCGAGCCCGGCACCTCGGCGCCCTTGTAGAGCTCGATCGAGCGAGCGTCCCAAGCCCACTCGTGCTTGCCCTCGGCCTTGGCCTGGAGCAAGGCGGAGTGGGTGCTCTTGCCGTAGTGGCCTTGCGGCGGACTCCCGCCCGAGCCCTTGATTCCCACCGCGTATTGGAACGCTCGGCACCCGGTCTCGGCTTGCTCCCCGTACACGTTGGTGAAGTCCTGCCACCCGATGAAGCCCGCTCGGGAGAGCACCCGCTTGACCGCGAGGCAATCATCTCCACTCATGGGGTAGCGGTGCTCCGGGTCGTAGCCCGGTCCCCATAGGTCACGCTTGAAGGCGAACGAGGGCGGCTCTCCCGGCACCTCTCCCTCGTAGAGCTCGGTCGAGTAGGCGTCCCACGCGGGCTCGCCGGTGTGACCGGCTCGCTCGGCCTCGCGGAGTGCCTCGTGGGTGCTCTTGCCGTAGTGGCCTTGCGGAGCCCCGCCGTCTCCGCCGGTGATGCCCACCGATTGCTGAAACGCCTTGCAAGCCGTCTCCGTGTCCTTGCCGTAGACGTTGGTGAAGTCCGTCCACGGCAGGAATCCGGCCCGCGAGAGCACCCGCTTGACGGCAAGGCAATCGTCGCCGCTCATGGGGTAGCGGTCGTGAGGATCGTAGGCCGGTCCCCACAAGTCCCGATAGAAGGGCGGGCCGGTCTTACTCACCGCTTGCTCCTCCGCGAGCTCCGCCGTCGCTTGCCGCCGCCCTTGCCTTTGCGGTAGCCCGGCCGGGTCACGGTGCCCCGCTTGCGGCCGACTGTCGCCACCGTGTTGCCCCACTTCCGCCGGACCGCTCGGGCCACGTGGGTGTAGCTCCCCGAGGTGCCGGACTGAGCCGCCCGAGCAAGAGCGTTGCGAGCTCGCTTCGGGGTGTCTATCGGGTAGCGGCGGCTCCTCGGATAGGCGAAGGCCGAGGGCGGGAGCTTTCGGCGGCGGGCGGCTCGGAGCGGTGCCATTAGGCGGACTACCGAGAGGATAGGCGGCAGGATTCTGCACGTCCACCCCGGTTAGCGAAGGCGTCACTCGCTAAAACGTGAAGAGCTCGCCGACTTCCTCGGGCTCCTCGCCCGAGGCGAGGGCGTCGGCTCGGGCCTCGTAGGCGAGGACGGCGGCCACGGCGGCGTCTATCCGGTCCGGTGAGCCTTGGTAGTTCTTGCGGAGCCAGTACCCGCCCCGGGCCTCTCGGACTTGGGCGTTGAGCACGTGCCGAGTAAGCGTGGCGTCGGCCGGATGCTTGACCCGCCCGGCGATGACATCGGTGCGGAATCGCTCGGTGGCCGCCATCATCCGCGTCCGGTTGGTGTTGTAGCGAAGCACCACGTCCCCGTACTCCCGTGCCCACTCGTCTATCTCGGACTGCCAGAGCGGCGGGTCGAAGTAGCCCCGGCGCACGACGTACCGCTCCATGGCATCGTGGAGGCAGGCATCGACGGCGCCCACCGGCGTCTCCCAATCGCGGCCGTTGGATGGCGGCTCCCACACCCCGAGCGGAACGAGGAGCCCATCCTCCACCCGGCAGGCGACCAAGGCCGTGGCGTCCCCGAGCCGGGCACCGTCGAAGCCGAGCGTCACCTCATCTCCGTCCGCGAGCTTGGCCTCAGGCTCGGTGCAGGCGTCCCACTCCTCGCCCGAGACCCACCACTCTTCGGCGCCGGTCCACACCCCGCAAGCGAAGCGAGCCCATTGCCAAGGGAGCATGGAGGGCGACTCGTGCCGCTCGCGGAGCAACTCCACCGTTTGCCAGGAGGCCGGATTGACCGTCTTGACCACGGCCATATCGGCGGTGTCATCCTCCTCCTCCAAGGCCCACTCGTGCATCACAAAGCCGCCATCCTCGGAGCGGGCGTAGAGGTGGCGGCCGTCTCGCACGAGCCCGGGCAGGCGCCGGGCGGCCGTCCGCATTTGCCCGAGCGGCGAGCCCTCGTGGTCACCGGCCACGGAGATGGTGACCATCTGCCCGCGCCTCGGCCCGAGCCCATCGCGGAACACCCCGTAAAGCTCGGCCGAGGCTTGCCGATGAAGTTCGTCCACGAGCGCAAGCGTGGGAATCACTCCGTCCGCCGTGTCGGCGTCGGCGGCGAGCACCCGTAGGCGCCCGGCGTCTCGACGGGACCGAATCTCGCGGTAGCCCCGGCGCACGAGCACCCGCACTTGGAGCCCCTCCGAGCGGCGGACGAATCCGGCGGCTTGGTCGTAGAGGATCGTGGCTTGGTCGCGGGAGGCGGCGCCCACGACGCACTCGGCGTCCGGCGTCGTGATGAGGTGAAAGAGCCCGAGCGCCGAGAGCAGCGTGGTCTTGCCGTTCTTTTTCGGCAAGAGGATGAGCACCTCCCGAGCCCCGCCGAAGTAGTCCGCGAGGATCGCCCGTTGGAAGTCCTCTAGGAGAAGCGGCGTCCCCTGCTCAAGCGTGAGCGCCAAGCAGAATCGCTCAAAGGCTTGAAGCTCGCTAGACGGTGGCGGGTGCCCGAGTGCGGCGCCTGTCGGCAAGCTCATCCACCTCACGGAATGGGTCTCCGCTTGGTGGTGGCTCAACGGCCGGTGGCACCTCGGCCTCTTCGGGTGGCTTGGTCGGACTCCTCAAGGCGGTGGAGACCTTGCCCCACCGCTCGGGGTGAGCTCGCTCCAGGAACCATGCCGCCGCCCGCCAGTCCTCGGCCGCCGCCCGGAGGATGGAGTCCACCGCCGTCTCCTCACCGGCGGCAAGCTTGCGGGCGAGCTCGGCGGAGAGCCGGAGCCGGGACTTGGCCTTGGGCTTGTCCCGCCGTCCGCCGTGGGAGTAGCACTTGCCGTCCGAGAGGACGTAGCCGCCACACGGCTTGCCCTCTAGGTTGGTCTCGGTGCATTGCACGTGCTCCAACGTGCTCCAACGGTACTAGGCAGGAAAGTGCACGTCCACCCCGATGAGTGGCGGGGCTCCGGCCGTCGCTCCCGGAGCCCCACCGCCTGCACCGAAGAGGTGCCACGCCTCTAAGCACTCGGCCGAGAGACGGTGAAGATCGGGCCGGAGAGGTTTGCGGCTCACTCTGAGCGAGAGAGCAAGCTTGCTCCCCGCATGAAAGCCCACCTCCCGCAACCACGGAAGCGGCACCACCCACCACGTGTCTATCGGGACGGCATGGCAGAGGAGAAAGTCCGGCTCACTCAAGGCCAAGCCGCCGTGCTTCCGAGTGCCGTCCGCGAGATACCACGTCCCGCCACCGGCAAAGGTGTAGGTGTTGCCGTTGGGCCACGAGGCACGGCCCGCACTCTTGACTTGGACCCGGTGGCGGTAGTCCACCACGAGGTCCACGCCATCATCGTCAACCACCGGCACCGCCACCTTGCGGCCAAGGTCAAGCAAGCGGAGGATGGCCCGTAGCTCACTGAGCTTGCCTCGGCCAAAAGCGTTGAGCCCGCCGCCGTGACCGTTGCCGTTGGCGTGGGTCTCCGTCTCCGGGAGGTCAAAGAGCCGGAGCCGGGAGTCCGATGGTTGCGACGGGACCACCGGCGGCGGAGTCTAGTTGCTTGGGGGGGTTCCCGTGCACTTTCCTGCCGGACTTTCTCTCGCAGCCGTAGTGCCC